GAATGGTTATCGCCCCCAAGAAAATGTGTTCAAAAGTACCGCAAATTTGCCGATGATCTTCGGCAATCTATATTGTATGATGAGTTTGTTCCGGGATTCAGGTTGGTTCTGGAGTTTCATATTCCGATGCCTAAGTCATGGTCTAAAAAGAAGAAAGCCGAAATGGTCGGTAAGCCCCACCAACAAACTCCAGACTTAGATAATTTCATAAAATCATTAGATGCAATTGTTCCAGAGGATTGTGGAATCTGGGATATTCATGCGAAAAAGTTCTGGTCTATAACAGGACGTATCTACTTGGAGAACAAATGAATGAGTATGTGGATATGTTATTGGAAGGTAGTCACAGGAAGACTACAGATGAACATCATGCGTATGCGAAGGCAGGTAGGAGAAGGCTAAGATTAAGGAACGCAGTGGATGCAAGACGAAAACGGATAGCAGAATCAATAAGTGGACACTTCGGGGGGAAACCATATTTAGAAGATTTATAGAGCGACACGGATGTTGCTTAATACGGACACTTCAGGAGGTAGACTCAGGCTATAGGCAAAGACGTACTCCCGGTTACGAAGTGTCCGTCCACATTCTAAAAAAGGAAAAGGGATGACTTATAAAATTACTCTTTCAAGTAATGAACAACGACTTGCAACATTTATTGCAAAGATGCGGTATGCAAACGCACGTTCAAATAATGTCAAGGATTTGAAGATGGGGGATCAGTCAAATGAGCAAACTGACCTTGAAGGTTTTGGAGCTGAATTAGCATTTTGTAAATTGATGAACATATATCCTGACTTGGAAACTGAAAATTATCCTTCCTATGATTGCATGGATTGTAATGGGATCACCTATGATGTTAAATCAACAATATATCCAAATGGGCATCTACTGGCAACACTTAAAAAGAAGAATAATCCCCCGGACAAATATGTCCTGTGCGTAGGAGAGTTCCCGGAATATAAAATAGTTGGTGAAATTGGAGCAGATGAATTTTTACAGGATAGTAATATTGGGAATCTTGGTAAAGGGCCGGGATTCATGTTGACTCAAGCAGAACTTCACCCAATAAGAGTCTCAGTGATAAATATAAAGGAGAGATATGGAATTACAAATCGGCAGAAAGATAAAACCTGAACAAGACCCGGCAGTACGATTAGGAAAAATAACCGGGAGTAATGCATCAGCATTTCTTGGATTGAATAAATACGAAAGTGCAAATGAAGCCTGTGATCGGTTTTGGGGTAAAGTGGGTAGAGCAGATTTGAGCAAAAACAGATTTGTTCAATCTGGAATCTGGTCTGAAGAAATGATTGGGAAGCGGTTTGCTAAAGAGATGGGAATAAAGATTCGATTTATTAATCGCACCTACGTTTCAAAAGATTGGCCTATTGCAACTGGACATATTGATGCAAAGATTCAAGGCCAGAATATTGGGCTGGAAATTAAGACTGCATCAGAGTTTAAGAAAAAGGACTACAGCGAACACTTAGCCCCTAATCCTAGAATACCTATCCAGTACCGCTGTCAGATTAATCATTATCTTTATCTAACAGGCTGGGAGTTTTGGTACTTAGCTGTATTGATTGGAGGTAATGATTTTAGAATCTTAAAGATTGAGCGTGACGATAAAGCTATTGCAGAACAGGTTCGGAATCTCAAAGACTTCTATAATAATTACCTACTGCCGGGAATATCACCACCACCTATCACACCTGACGAAGCCCTTTATATTTTCCCTGCTGCTGACCCGGTAGAAAAAAGTTTGGATGCAAGTCCGTTGTTCATAAGTTTTATTGCAGAAGCAAAGGATATTGCAGAAGAAGAAAAGATATTGAAGGTGCGGAAACTTAAAAATGAAACGAATATGAAGAATCTTATGGAGGATGCAACATACGTTACCGACCCTAATTCAAAGGATCGGATTGCTCAATGGAAGAATGGTTCATCAACAAGGTTGAATCAAAAGGCATTGAGATTGGATATGCCAGAATTATGGCATAATGATAAGTATGTCAATAAGTCTACTTATCGAACTTTTAAAATACTATAGGAGAGAAAATGGAGATAGTAATAAATAAAGGTAAGAAGAAGAAAGCCCTGAAGGTTGGAGCATACGGACAGGGAGGATCAGGTAAATCCTTTTTTGCCAGAAACGCATTGATTGCAGATTTTGAGGGTGGTCTTAATGAAATTGATTGTGAGAGCGTTAATCTGGTTGGAAGAAGTACAGATGATCTTCTTGATTTTTTCAAATATGCTTACACGCACCACAAGGATATTAAGCAGGATACCATTGCCCTAGATTCTATAGATTATGTGGAGAAGCGAGTTCATGCAGAAATTTGTGAGGAGAGGGGAGTTAAGTCAGGTTCAATCAATGATAAAGACCTTGGGTATGGAGTGGGGCATCAAATATCAATAGCCCGGTTCAGGAAAATCCTAACACCCTTGGATCACTTGAGAGACTTGGGATTTAATATCCTTATTATTTCACACGCAAAAGTTGTAGAGCTTAAAGACCCAAACCTTGATCCGTATGATCGCTGGGATTTAGCCCTTGAAAAAAATATGCGTTCCTATATTCGTGAATGGCTTGATATTTTGGGTTATGTTTCGCTAGAAACTTTCACGAAAAAGCAGGAGAGTACAGGGTTCGGAGCAACTAAATTTAAACCAACTACCACAGGAAGACGTTTACTCAATATTGGGAATGATCCCAGTTATGAGAGTAAAACGAGGGTAGCTCTACCAGACAAGATGGACTTGGATTGGGGAGTGTTAATGTCTGCAATAGAAAAATCTAGAGCAGATCAGGGCGATACCGCCAAAGAAGAACCAAAGAAGAAAGAAAAGAAGGAGAGTAAAGATGGAACAGACTCCATACGACTTTAGTGTCGAAGACAAAAACGAAACTCCGGATGTAGGTGGTGATTTTACGCCCCTACCAGACGGGGAATACTTAATGTCAATAGATTATGCCGAAATTAAAGACACCGCCTCCGGCAAAGGTGAACAGTTAAAGCTGGAACTTGTTGTTCTGGAATCCCCTACTGGTTCCGGGCAAAACCGGAAGGTCTTTGAATATCACATGATAAGGCATTCCAATGCACAAACTCAGGAAATTGGCAGAGGGGAAATTATGGAATTGGCAGAAGCGTGTGGATTGCCGCTGCCTTTAAACATTCAGGATACCAGCCAATTTCTTAATAAAGCAGTTAGGTGTGATTTATACACACAGAAAGGAACTAACGGCTATCAGGACTCAAATAAAGTCAGAAGATACAAGACGTATCAAGCTAGTCCTGCTCAGTCTACTCAAGTATTAACCCCACCACCTGTGACTACAGCGGAACCCATCAAAGATGATATTCCATTTTAGCACAGATTTGATTTTGTCAGCCGTTGGTCTATACCTCTGTGGTGTAGTCAGCGGTGTTTCTGGCCTCGCTTTATGTGTATTCATATATGTAAGGCGAGGTAAACTAATTGTATTATCCTATGACGAAGTGTAACCATTGCGGAGAGGATTACGAACCTGTACAACCATCCAGACAAAAGTTCTGTTCCACTTCATGTAAAGATAAACATCAATATCATATTAACAAAAAGTCAGGGAATATTCGTGCATTCAAATCTGGTTATCCTAGAAAATTAAGTATCAAACTCTATATGATTGCTCGTAACTCTGATTTAACAGCCCCGTGCCATTACTGCCATACTCGATTGACTCCAGATAATTTTCAGCTAGACCACAAAGTGGCTATGAGCAAGGGTGGTTTTACCACCAAAGCTGAAATACAACAAGAGTCTAACCTCGTTGTGTGTTGCGAAAGCTGTAATCGGCAAAAGGGTCATCATTATACTTACGACCAATTTTTAGCAATCAAACAAAAATAGTGTGTGTGGACTAAATGGATTTAGATCAAACATGGAAGGTCTTTAGCTCTAAACTACAGAAGACAAAACCAACCGATAATGGCATTGAAGCGTGTTGTCCTGCCCATGAGGATAAAAGAGCAAGCCTGACTGCCTCCTTCACTAAAGATAAAATTCTTTTCAAGTGCCAAGCAGGTTGCTCATTTGATTTGGTAGTATCTTCTTTGGGGATGGAACCAAACGATTTTTTTGCCCCGGAATTACCTGCACTTCCTAAACGAATCATAAAAACTTATAAGTATGAGGACAAGGATAAAAACCATGTCTTCAGCGTTGTCAGGTTTGAACCGAAAGACTTTCGACCACAACGGCCCGATGGGAAGTATACTCTGGAAGGTGTCGAGCGTGTCCCATATCGGCTACCTGAAATGCTTAAAGCAATTGAAGAAGGAAGAACTATCTTGCTGGTCGAAGGTGAAAAGGACTGTGATAACCTTGCTAAACTAGGGATGGTTGCAACCACTTGTCCAGGTGGTGCAGGGAAGTGGCGACCAGAGTATCTGCAATGGTTTAAGGGTGCTTCAGTCTGCTGTATTCCAGATAATGACAAGGCAGGTCGAGAAGGAACGGAATTACTTGCACATAAACTTTTACCTGCAACGACACAAATTCGCTGGCTGGAACTTCCTGATATTCCAGACAAGGGTGATGTCTCAGATTGGATTAAAGTAAAAGGTAATAATGCAGAGAAGTTCAGGGAAGTTGCACAAACTTCTGTGGTCTGGAAACCGAAGGTTGCACTTCCAAAGAAACCTGAAGTAAAAAATCTGCACTCAGATTTTTTCTATCCCAAAGGTTTTGTTGGAGACTTAACAAAATTCATTGTAGATAATTCTAAGTACCATCAGCCAATACTTGCACTCTCTGCTTCACTTGCATACGCTGGAGTATTAATGGGAAGGAAAGTTGCAACTGAAGAAAATACTCGTAGTAATTTATTCATTGCTGCACTTGCTCCTACTGGTCATGGAAAAGAATCTGCAAGATTCATAATAAAGAAATTGGATGCAGATTTGAAGCTGGAATGTTTTGGTGCAGAAAAAGTAACCTCAAGAGCTGCAATCGAAAGAGTTCTGGCTTGGAGGCAAAGCTCATTGTTTATGATAGATGAGTTTGGATTGTACATGAAAGCAATCTTCAGTACCAATGCCAGTTCACACCAGATGGAAATTATGAGTACGTTCATGGAGGTATTCACCAGCTCTGGAGGTTCTTACTATGGACAGGATAAAGCTAGTCTGAAAGATCAAGAGCGGTTTGAACTGCAACAGCCCTGCTGTTCGATTTATGGAACATCAACCCCTTCTACATTCTGGCAGTCCCTAAATTCGGGGAAAGTTAAGGATGGATCGCTCGGAAGGTTCTTATGTTTTAACACTTCTCTGGATCGACCTGCAAGGCAACGTGGAAAGATCATAGGGAAGTTTCCAAAAAATATAGTTGACCGATGCCAGTATTTTAAAAACATGAGTATCCAACCGGGTAAAGTTAAAGGTAATATGTCGGAAGCAATGGCGATTCCTGAACCGGAAATAGTTGTTTATTCTGATCCTGCATGGAATTTGTTTGAGAAACTGGAAGATTATTCAAATGAAAAAATTGACAGCTCTGGCGTAACTGGTTCAATGTGGGTGAGGTCAGCAGAAATGGCAAAGAAGATTGCATTGATTAATTGTGTCTCGGATGATAAGTCTGAAATATCTGCGGATCATGCGGAGTATGCTTGCGAGTTGGTAAAATTTTTAACCCAAAATACCTGCACAGAAATCTTCCTTCATTTGGCAGACAATGATAATGAGAGAATCAGTAAAAGAGTTGAAAGATTAATCATTGATTCCGGGATAAAAGGACTCTCGACTACAAATTTATACAGATCAACAAGGTTCCTGCGGAATTCAAAACACCGCAGAGAGATTCTGGAGGACTTAACGGAGGCTGGATTGATAGTTTGCCTGAAAGATGATAGTTATGGGTCTGGAAGGAAGTCGGAACGCTGGTTTGCTTCTGAAGCTCTCTGAATAGAAAGCTCCAGAAAACAAAGGTAGTTTCACAAGCGCAGGTCGCTTTCGTTATCACCTGCATTGATCTGAGCTTCTTTTTTTAGACCATTTAGCACACAATTAGTAA